AGACAATGCGTATTTAGTAATCAAAAAACACTCAGAAATACTGCATCTTGAGTATCAAAAACAATGCATAGAAGAAAAACTAACTGAAATCAAAGGAGGTAACAAATGAGCAACAATAAACAAAGTAGACAATGCAAACACCGATAGAAAAACTATTTGATTATCTTCGAGCAATGTACCCACAAGCAATGCCTAACACAGCAGAGCAAGAGCGACTACTAGTCGACGAGAAGATACATCTTCAAGAAGCATATAACGCAGGATTCTCTTACGCAAAGAAAATGTATGAAAGCAACACTTGAGTTTGACTTGACACAAGAACAAGAGCAATTTGAAGACGCTATCAATGGTTGGAAGTGGTCACACGCTATGTGGCAACTCGACCAATATCTCAGAGCAAAAGTCAAGTATGCTAGTGATGACGCTCACACAGAAGCAATCAACGCGTTTCAAGAAACAAGAGACGAACTACATCGCATCTTAAACGAAGACAATCTTGAAATGAGATGAAGAAACACGTTATGACATACTTTAATCACTTTGGCTACGACATAAGCGACTTCATACCTTGCGAAGTTTGTGAACGCACAGCCGTTGACATACACCACATCGAAGCACGTGGAATGGGTGGCTCATCAATCAAAGATGTCATCACAAATCTTCAAGCGTTGTGTCGAGAATGTCACACAAAATTCGGTGACCAAAAACAATACAAAGACTTTCTTAAAGAGAAGCATCGAATCGCTTTGAGCAAGTGTCAAAAATAAAGAGCAAATAAAGAAAAAGATGCCAACAGAAAAACAACTCGCAAATCTACAACCATTTCAAAAAGGTGTAGTAACGAACCCGAACGGAAGACCAAAGAAACTAGTCACACAACTCAAAGGGCTAGGCTATTCAAAAGACGACATCAATCAAACTTTGATGAATCTAGTCGCTATGTCACGCGAAGAACTCACAGCGATAGACAAGAGCAACGACTATACTATTCTAGAGCGCATCGTAGCAGGTGCGTTGCTCAAATCACACGACAAGAACTCTCTCTTCTCACTTGAGACTTTGTTGACTCGAGTACACGGCAAACCAAAAGAAGAAGTAGAGACGACAATCAAAACAGAAGAACCAATCAAAATCACACTTAAACTAGACTAATGACAACTTACATCGGCAATGGATGGGAGAACGAGTACGGAATCAATCTCTCAATTAACATCAAGAAACTGAACGACGCTATCGAAAGCGGTGAACTAATCGTCAATCAATACGGTGACGTACGAATCAACTGCAAGAAGATGAAAGCACCTCACGAGAAATCAAGAGCGACTCACGCTGTGAGTGTACCACAACCAAAGAAAACTGAAGACGTACCGTTCTAATGAAAAAAAGTTGGAGAGGTAGCGATGTACTACCACCGCACGACGAAGACTTGAAACTCGTCATCAATCAAACAGACGAAGTCACTCTCGCTCGTTATATGGACGATATGTGGATTGACGAATACACGAATCGTTTGATTCACGTACGATATTGGATGCCTATACCTATACCACCAAACGAATGAGAATACTTGCACTAGCAGACGGAATGAATGGCGTAGTATACCACAGAGTGTACACGCCGTTAATGCGTCTTCAACTCGACAACTACGCGACTATCGACATCGCTCAAGATAGCGAGACAATGATGAATCTTGTCGACTTCAAGAACTACGACCTTGTTGTCTTCAATCGTTGGCTTGGCAAACATCACTACGACATCTTAAAGAAAATTGCTCAAGCAAAAACACCATACATCGTAGACGTTGACGACTATTGGGTATTGCCTAAATTCAATCCCGCTTATTGGGCGTATCGTCAAGGCATCAAGAACGCAATCAAAGACGCTCTACACTACGCAGACGGTGTCACTTGCACGACGAAGCAACTACTTGACCAAGTCAAGCAATACAACAAGAATGCAATCGTATTGCCTAACTGCTTAGACTACGAACACGAGCAATGGCGACACTCACGTCTAGACAACGAGAAATTCAAAGTAGGGTGGGTCGGTGGCATCACACATCACGAAGACTTAAAACTCATCGTTGATGACATTACTCGTCTAGGCAACGAAGGCTTGATTGACTTCTACTTGTGCGGTTACACACCTAGCGACATATGGGATTCAATCTGCTCAATGTTCAAAGGCGATTGGTTTCACGTCGTTCGAGGCACTAGCGCAAACGCTTACGGTGAAGTCTACAAACACTTTGACGTAGCAATCGCACCTCTACAAACGACAAAGTTTAATTCTTGCAAGAGCGAGTTGAAGATTCTCGAAGCGAGTGCGTACGACTTGCCTATCGTAGTAAGCGCGTGTGAACCATATCTCAATCACATCGACAATGGTGGTGTCATCTTCGCAAAGAATGACGAATGGTATGACTCAATAAAACAAGCACTCACAAACGCTTCTCACTTAGGTACTAGCAACGCGCAGTATTGCAAGAAGTTTCACGACATTAAATTGTGGAACATCGCACGTCTTAAATTCTACGAAAGCGTATGCAAATAGAGTTCGCCCTCGATTGACTTCTTATCAAAAAAACATACTTGACTCAAAAGCAAGATACACAATCACAGCGGCGAGTACTAAAACAGGCAAGACTGCATCACACATCATATGGCTCTTCGAACAAGCACTCAAGTTGCGAGATGGTCAAAGCGTGTGGTGGGTTGCACCTGTATACCAACAAGCAGAAATCGCGTATCGTCGTATGAAGACGCAAGTCACACAAAAGGACTTCTTCACTACAAACGAATCGAAGTTGTTGTTGACGCTTCCCACAGGTGCGAGAATCGAGTTCAAGAGCGCAGAGAAGCCCGACAACTTGTATGGTGACGACGTGTACGCTTGTGTCTTTGACGAAGCATCACGAGCGCGAGAAGAGTCGTGGTTCGCTCTTCGTTCTACTCTTACGGCAACGCAAGGCAAATGCAAGTTGATTGGTAACGTCAAAGGCAAAAAGAATTGGTTCTACAAACTAGGTGAACGAGCAAAGCAAGGCGAGCAAGACTACGAGTACTTCAAGATTACAGCATACGACGCAGTCAATGAGGGTATCTTGCAACGCGAAGAAGTAGAACAAGCAAAGAGAGACTTACCAAAACACGTGTTCGATGAGTTGTATCTTGCTGAACCTGCTGACGACAAATCAAATCCTTTTGGTATTGATGCTATTCGAGCGTGTTATCAACCTGTGACAAGCAATCAAGTCGTTGCTTACGGTATTGACTTAGCGAAATACACTGACTATACGGTCATCATTGGTATCGATGCGAATAATTGCGTATCATATTGCGAACGCTTTCAAGCAGATTGGGGGCAAACTCAACAACGAATCATACAACTAGTACAAAACACACCCGCTTTTATTGACTCAACAGGTGTGGGCGACCCGATAGTAGAGCAAATTCAAAGAGCGTGTTCTCGCGCTCAAGGCTTTAAGTTCACATCTCAATCTAAGCAACAACTCATCGAGGGTCTAGTTCTTGCAGTACAACGCACAGAAATACGCTTTCCCGAAGAGCCAATAGGTTACGAGATGGAATCTTTTGAATACGAGTACACGAGAACGGGTGTGAGATACTCAGCACCTAGCGGACTACACGACGACTGCGTTTGCTCTCTTGCTCTCGCTCTAGATTGCAAGTCAAAGAACAAGCCGGGACTTTTTTATTTTGCTTAACACGTTACAAATTGAAACGCAATGAATTGGAAAAACATAACAATCGAACAACTACAAGAACTCGCTTCAATCAATCACTTTGAAGGAGTAGAAAGACGAGTACATCAAATCGCTATCGTCAAGCGTTTAGACATAGACGAAGTTGAAGAGATGTCTCTTGAGCAGATACTCAAAGAAGTAGAGAAGTTGTCTTTCTTGAACGAACTACCTGACGACAAACCTTTGTTCGCTTTTAAGCACTACAACAAACGCTATCGTCTTATCACGAACGCACAAGAGATGAACGCTCACCACT